TGTAAATTGTGGCATCGATAACCTCTTCGTATACAGCATTCACGCCAGCTATTGAGAACCCGGTAAACTCACCGGTAGCAAATTTTTCCAAAGTTTCTTCATTGTCTGGCTTCATCGCAACCAATGCCCCAGATTGCTTAATCGTTATATCTAGGGATTTAGCAATCTCTGTGGTCATAGGAAAGGCAAAAATGTATGTTCCTATCTGTTCCCCGGAGTGCATGTCTTTTGCTACGACGTTATCAGACGACATAAACTGTGCTAGCGTTTTTAGCATTACAGCTTCAGGGATATGATCCCCTTGTAAGTCAAAATGATCTTCACCGTCAATTTTGCATACCATAGCATAGCCAAAGATGAGGCCTAGGCCTTTGTCAACTTTTAAAATCTCTGTAGTCTTAACTAACGCAGTGTCTTTATTCATACTAACTGGCATACTAGGAGGCTCCCCTTAATAAGTAAACATTAAAACAAACTTATCAAACTAAGCACTATTTTTTTATTGCTTCTTAAATTTAATAGTTAGAACACACCTACATTGAGCCGTGGTTTCTATAGGAGCGCTTGGATCTCCCGGGTATCGCAATTGGTTGCCATCGCCATCAGAGAAGGTTTCGTCTAGGCCCACCTTCTGGTTTCTCATAGATGCATGGGCGTCTCTCGTCCTTGGCCCGGCGACCGGAACCCACGTTCTCTCAACATTTTCTTTAGGTATTCCGGTAATGTCTAAAGTTTGTCTGAGAGCTTGATCTCTCGCCATGCTAGTTGCCCTAACACCTTCAGTTCTTGCTATTACCTCAGCTCGATAAAGAACAAAGCGCTCCCTATACCGCTGTACCATCTTATCAACTTGAGTTTTCTTGAGGGGCTCAGATGTGCTTATGGCCCTTTCTACGGTTCTATCGAAACGCCTATCCCTAATAGATCTCTCTAACGCCCTGGAATCATTTGTTTCCAATAACGTTCTAAAATTTACGACTGCTTGCTCTTGTTTGGCCGTAAGCCCTATGCTGTTTTTAAAGGCTGCAGCCGTTTGCCTAGGCCCTTCGCCCTCCTGAAATGCTCTGACCAGTGCCTGCCTAGTTGAATCCCTTTGCTTTTCGGTCAGTTCCCTAATCAGGTTCAGACGTGCTTCCTGGAGTACTGCTACACTTTGCGGATCGATAGGATTAAAACTTATGCCAATAGCTGTTGAGCCTATGGCACTGGCTAATACTGCCGATTCAGCTTCTCCTACCGTTGAGAAAACGTTATTAAGAACGTTAGAGAACCTAATTAAATAGGTGTCCACAATATCCAGGGCCGCTTCAATATTTCCGGCATCTAATAGATCATTAATCTGTTTTAAAACTGTCTCATCGTTTACAGCGAGTATGAAGAGTTTAAAAGCGTCGCTTACCTTTTTCTCCTGGGTAGCAAGCTGTTGCGTAAGCCTATCAACTTCGGACGTAGTCTTCGTTATTCTAGTCATTTAACCAAACCTCATCTGGTGCTCCGAGGATAAGAGAGGTCCATCCAGTAAACGATTTTACTTTACCTTTCATAGCTCTCAAATTTCTCGTCCAAGCACTCCGGTACCTTGGAGCGTCCATCCATTCACCATCATCAAAATAGTGGCACGCCTTTTTATCTAAGGGGATACCGCATAGTATTATTTTTTCGTAACCCAGGTGTAAGGCAACGGTTATCCCCAGCAGCCCTGATGAGCCATCCCACGAAGGAACCCGTCTATACAGAGTCCTGTGCTCTTTGGGGATAGTTTTTACGTTAGAAGTCCAAAAATTGTCAGCGTCCGGATAACCTTTTTCCTTTCGCTCTTGGATCCATTGTGGCATTTTCTCAGTGTGCAGGGTAACCCAGTGTGGAAGCCTACCAAAGTAATCGCGTCCAGTATCATTGGTCATTATTAGGGTATCAGGAGGGTTTTTTATTAAGGCCAGGGCCTTTTCCTGATCGCTAGGAAGGGTATTAGCCCCTCCCATAACTAGCGCGACCTTAGGCATTTAATACGCCACGCATTTTTCACACACAGTACCGGACAAGTCCTTTTTCAAGTGTGCCGCTCTAAGAGCAACAAACTTTTCTGAATTCCAGCCCTCTAAAAAACGAACCTTGGTTAGGTCAGCCATTTCCCAATCAGCGTTAGAATCAAAGCAGCAAGCTGAAAGGCCTCCAGTAGCGGTTACGTGGCCCTCAGTAAAAGCTGACCAGCACGGAACGGGCTGTCTGAGCGCTTCCAAACGTCCCTGATTACCGGCAGTAGGGCGATAACCTAATTCTGCCTCCCTCTCAGCAGCAACGCTTCCCATCGAGTAAAGGGGTAGATAGTAATGTTGATCAACGTAAGGAGCAACACTATCACGTATTACCGATTCCATCTTAACCTGTTGCTCGCCATCGTATTTGATTGATGAAGCGTACAAACCACAGGAAAAATTTCCTTGATCTCGAACCGCTTTAGCTGCTTTGATATTTTCCATAGCGCGCTGATTTAGTTTCATCTTAACGCCCATAACTTTTTCGAACTGTTCGTCATCTGCAGCGTTAACAGACCATTTTAAGGAATCGAGACCAGCCTCCATAAGAAGTCCGACTATGGGAGGGCTTGCAAGCGAGGCATTAGAGGTTAGAAAAACATATGGGAACTTTAGAACTTGCTTACACCACTTTATTGCCTTAAATAACAGGTCCGGATTCATAAACGATTCACCGAGATAGAAGACACCTATTTCCTCAACACCAGCATTCTTCATCTCAGCAGTTATCCGTTTAAAGAAATCAAAATCCATATCAGTACGCGGTTGCTTTTCTCGAGTGCGTAAAGCGCAGAAACCGCAGAGGTAGTTACACCTCCCGGTCAATTCTATCTTTACAGACTTAGGCGCTGGGCATGCGGCTTTTTGGTATGCCTCTGGTATCAGTGTTATGTTATCAATCCGTTCAGTTATCATTTCTCACCTATCCTATAGTTACAGTAAAATCATTATCGACAGCTTCTCCGTCTGTGCCAGTTGAGATGCTCCCGGTGATAGTACTACCACTCGATAGCAGGCATCCGATAAGCTCCATAACTGCAAGGGAAAAACGTGTAGCAGTATTAGAGGAGGCCCTAAAATTCTCAATCTCTACTGATCCTGCTTTAAGCTTTTTAGTTAAATCCTCTGTTGTAGCAGAGGTCTCGGTTGACTCGCCTGAGAGAATATCTAATGCTAGCAATTGACTTGCCTCTACAGCAAAAGGGGTTGTCTCCTCTGGTTCAAGCGCTACACCTTGACAAGACGTTAAGCCGGTCCTAGGGAACTCCTGGCTCTGATCAGAATCCTCCTTAGCCCCCTGGTAGACTTGTCTGTCTAGTAAACGTGTACTGCTGACTAATCCCCGTGCTTTTTCATCATCGCTGAAAGCAGCCCAATCCGCAACCCTAGTGGATCCATTAAAGTACTCATCAGCTTCTACTACATCAGAATAGGTGGTGTAGTCTGTAGCTCCTATGGTTACAGTAGACATCTTATTTAGCCCCTATCTTTATTTTCACACTTTGATCCATAGTCCTAAGGCCAGCTGTAGTAATTCTGTTGGTTACTAAGCATTCTTCATCTAGTGTTCCACCGGACAGCCACACTTTGGCAATGGTCGTAGTTTCAGTATTTGAATCTATGATAACATCCCCATCAGCAACAAAAAAAATAGACGTGAGGATGGTATCACCATTCAACCTTTTTACCCATTTAACATCGTAGTCCAGAACCTCATCAGGATCTTTCTTCGGCCATCTTAAAGCCATGACGTACCCCTTCTTAATAGCGAAATAAAAAACTAACTTGGTGCCTGCACGGTAACGCTTCTATCCTCTGCCAGCACAGTAACGCTTCTATCCTCTGCTTGTACCGTTACAGATCTATCCTCTGCCAATACTGTAACTGACCTAAACGTTAGTTCCTCGAATGTTACAGTAACAGTGCCAGACGCTACACCGGTTGCGCCGTCTAACGTTGTATTAATTGTTCCGGTAACGTTTACTGAAACAGTTCCGCTAGCCGAACTAGTTGCATCACCGAGGGTAGTTGCTATGGTTCCCAGTGCCGTTAATAGACCGTTGGCGAGGCTAGTGGCATCCTCTAATGTTATTGAGGATGTTCCAACAACTGAAACTATACCAGAAGCGCTAGATGTTGCATCTTCAAGTGTTACGCTGGCGGACCCGGTTATCGATCCCCCTACTATTCCGGATGAAGAACTAACCGCATCTTCAAGTATTTTATTGATTGTACCGAGTACGGTTACAGTACCTAACGCCGTAGAAATCGCATCTTCTAGCGTTACAATTACATTCCCGGATACCCCCGCACCAACATTACCAAAAGCAGAGCTGACCGCATCTTCTAGCGTTTCAGCAATCGCCCCAATAACGGAAACTAGGCCTTCGCTCGTACTGACCACATTGTCTAGGGTTACCGCAGCTGATCCAGTTACGGACAAACTGCCGGAAGCGACACTCGTGCTATCCTCAAGGGTTACGGCTATGGAACCAGTTACTGAGATGGTTCCTTCTATCGCGCTGATTGCATCCGCTAAGGTTACCGCACTCGCACCGATAACTGTGGCCAGGCCCGAAGTGGCAGAGGTCGCATCCTCAAGTGTTACAGAAGCTGATCCCGTTACCGCCCCACCAACAATTCCAGATGAAGCACTAACCGCATCTTCTAGCGTTTCAGCAATCGATCCAGTTACCGTTACTATACCAGCGGCGGAGCTTACAGCGTTTTCTAAGGTTACGGCAAGGGTCCCGGTAACAGCCCCGACCGTTCCGGAAGCTGTACTAGTGGCATCGCCTAAAGTTATGGCACCTGATCCAGTTGCCATAACTGTGCCAGCGGAAGCGCTTACAGCATCGGCTAGTGTTACAGCGACTGTTCCTGTAACGCCAGAGGCAACAATCTCAAAAGCTCCAATAGTCGGAGTCGACCCGTCCCGAGTTTGGCCGTAAATATCCGTCGTAATACCCGAGACTGTTACTCCGCCACCATCACAGTTACCACCGCTTTTGGCCCGCAGGTCTACAGTTGCAGCAGATCCACTATCGTTTTCGATCTCATTCGAGGCTGTGGCGCTTAGCGTTGAGTTTGTTGCCGTCGAAGATTCCCAGCTTGCTAAATCAGTAACGCAATAGTCTACAGTGTGTACTCTAGATGCGTTTTGAAAAGTGCTTGAATTTAAAAACAGGCAGTTAACAAAGTCTCCCAGGTCATAGTATCCCCGGACTTGATCCGCTGTAGAGTTTGCATAAAACGTACAGAAGTTAAATAATGTGCTTGCAGTTTCAACTAGCTCTCTGCCCGCGGTTGTATTTATCACAACGGAATTATCTACAACGGAATCATCCCCGCTAGCCGTTCCTGTTCTTACAACATTCTTTCCCGTAGTTGTAGTACCAGCGCCTTCAAACAGGCATCCCTGGACATGAATGGGCTGAGTATGTGAAATATTATCTATGCTTCGCGCTCTAGATCGTGTTGTCTTAAACTGAATACCGATAATATCCATTCTGACAGCACTCGAAGCGCCAAAATCAAATAATTGCTGGTACTGAGTTGTTGACCTTATCGCGCACCCTAAGCTTGCATCAAACCTTAAAGGGTCTGAGCCTGGGTCTGCATTATCAGCAAAACCACCGCCGGATACCGGCCTTAGAATTAATTTATGGGTTGCGTCTGTTGTGATCCCGCCGAATGTAGTCTCACCTTCACTATTTAAAAACTCTTCGTTAAATAGCTCGCCTTCCCAATTTTGTGGAGTTCCCCCCGCAGTTATATCGGCTGGGCAAGCATCTTCCCACGCTTGTATCGTGCTGTAATCTGCTGATGCATCCGTCTTGATTACAGATATAGTCATCTATTTCTCGTTGCCGCTTCTTTAATTTCAGTCAGCCTTGCGAGCGCTTCTTGGGACAGTTCCATAGGCTCAATGTACGGATGCTTGTATTTGAGCTTTTGATCCGAGTCTAGCTCTACTTCAATTACATCTAAAGTTAACGCTTTGTTTCTAGCCTTCAATAATGGTACTTCTTCAAACTCTCCGTACTCACGATGAGTGTAGAGTGTAGCATCCTCATACGTCATATCAGTTTTAATAATGATCCAATCAGGGTTATTGATCTCTTTCTTGGTCCACTTGCATGGTGCGGGCTTGATGACAACAACGTCACCACGCTTTGTTAATTTAGCATTCTTTAACTCAGTAGTACCGACTCTATCAACGAGTCTAACAAGCCATTCTGTTTTAATTACGATAGCCAAGATCAGCCTCCAGCTTTAACCCACCAAATTTCACCCAAGATTCTTGCAGCTCATCACTCCAATAATCTCGCCAATCACTCAACCGACCAGTGAATGTATAAGTCCTACCCCATAGATTTTCAAAATGATTAGCTACAAGCGGCATATTTATAAATTCAGAGATTCTATCTAAGTGTTTTGGATCGTCTAGCAACTCTTCAAACTTAACGTTTAAAACTTCAGTGTCTCCTAACCAAGGCACATACTCTCTCATCTCATCGATAATAATCGGTATCTGTTCTAATAGATTTTCATCGGTTAACTCAATTCCCATAAACCTACACCACGAAATTAAGACGTTCCTCGGATTACGAGTAATGTGTAAATATTTTCGGTCATCCCTTTTTGCAAAATAGGGGGTGTGCTCATGCTGCGGTAAGCCGATATGCCCATAGAACAGGGACACAGCTTTTAAAAGCAGGTGCGACCCTGTTTTGCTTGAGCCGTTACAGATACAGAGGACTTCCTCTACCATCTATTGATACCCCGTAGCTACCAGCAAAAATAAAAAAGGACTCACTAATGAGTCCCACACTCGACCCGAGAAGAACAGAGCTTAAACGTTTTTAAGCGTCATTAACAACCTAAGGATTGCCAGCAGTAAGGACCATGGATGTTACATCGACTTGGACACCGGCTGTTAGTGCAACAGTATTCAAGTTCAAATCAGAACCTGAGGTTCCGACATCACCATCCAAGACGTGTGTTCCATCAGAATCCTCTAAACGGAACCAAGTAGCTGTTCCAGTAGCGTCAGCTGAAGTATCCCCCGTTATCGCGCCTGCCGTAAGGACACCTGCTACTGCAGCGCCAAACGCTGGATCGTCTAGGGTCAATTCCGCTAGCAGGGTAGTTGCTGCTCCACCTGTAGCAGGACGAGAGCCGTCGTAGATTTTAAGTTTACCTTGAGAAGGCGACGCTGACCCAGCGTTACAAGCATCGTCTATTGCGTCCATCTGTGCGTTTCTAATTGTAGCGTCAATTCCTAAAGCCATGTTATTTCTCCACCTCTAAGTTAGTAGCATGCCATTCTTCGGAATGCTCACAGTTTTCGTAACCCTTCATGCTAGGGATTCCCAAGGTGTAGTGGACGATCTTAGCGTCCGCATTCTCGGGCATCAAGCCTACCAGATGGTTCCATTCTACTGGTAATTCGCCGATCTCTTCATCTTTTAACCAGCAGAATTGATGAAGCAACAAACCTTTAAACGTATTAACCATGCCTAGAGTCAACTTGTAGTTAGCTGGATGCTTTAAATTCCAGAGCATAACAGATGACCAATTTTTTCTTGGGTAAGAGGTCTGCTCCTGCCCGTCCATCTTTGTTCCTGTACCGTGCTCTAAGTCATGCTTAACACACATTACGGCATACTTATCGTCTGTTAGGTCTAACAGGTCATCTAGATCACATCTAATCAGAACATCGCAATCTACAAACAAAACCCAACCATCGCGTTCTTCCGCGCTCTCCGGCATCGCAATCCAAGGGATAAGAAAACGAGTAAGAGCAAACTCAGTGGCCATTGGTGCATTAGAGATTACATCGTGAAGGACCCCTTCCTTAACACAGGTGGGGCGCTTATACAACCCCAATTCTTCACACAGAGGCAAATAAACACCATTAATTGGAATTATTTTATTGTAAGTGGTAATTGAGCTGCGGGCAACAGTATAGGCGTCTTTCTCCCTAGGATCATACCCAACAAAAACACTTAACATCGTGCCTCCGGACTTCTCCCTTTAGCCTTTCTTTTCCCTTTACAGTGATCAAAGATCGAGCCAACCCAGCATTTATGGATGACATGTCCGCGTTCACCGGGTGTTAAATTATGCCCTATAAGCTTTTTACACTGCTCTCTAGCCCTATCAAATAAATAAGCAGAATGCCATTCTTTTTGCTTAATAAAAGTTCCTTCAGCATAGTAATCAGCCCAAGCTGTAAGAAGGGGTAGCGCTTCCGGCAAACGAAAAACTAGGTAACCAGTTTCCGAATGCTTAGGTTCCCTCCCTAGAAAGGCGTAGTCCTCACCGTTAGGTAAAGAACGTTCAGCAAGGTCAAGCGGAATGTCTTGTCTGGCCACATTGTCTCCATCCAGCCAAACCATGTATCCGCAGCCATGCTCAATTACTAGATTCTGCGCCGCGTGTTCCATTGTAAAAACCATTTTGCTAAACTTGCAAGCATCATACCGGTATGAGTACCCGAGCCTGTTCTCCTTGGCATTGGTCTTATGTGAAGGTTTCCCATTGGCAGCGGTACTGCATCCCCACTCCGCCAGGAACGCGCTAAGCCTGGTT